GGAGAGTTAATTCATACCCTGCGAGTTAGCGATATGCTAGAAGCAGTAGACGCATGGAATAAATGTGTAGACTATGGAACAGCCAAAGAATACGCAACCTATAACTTGTCAGACCCTATGGGCAAAATGTACACTAAAACCTTCTACACTAACGGAGAAGTAAGTGTTAGATAATTTAATTGATATGGTGGTAGATATGCGGTCTGCCACCCTTGATCAAAATAAGATAATCGCATATAATCAGATATTAGAAATAATTGAGGAGAAACTATAATGGGAAGTGTAACAGCAATAGGTCTAGCGGATACAACGCTAGACTTAGAAACACAATTACTTTATCACTTACAGGGTAATCACTATCCACCAGTTCCTAAAGAAATGGTTCAACCTTGTATTGAAGCAATTGACGCATACTATGACGAGGATTACTCACGCATGATAGATATGCCAATGGTTGGTAATTATCAAATTACTTACAAAGGCAATAAGCAAGCACCAGCAAGCGCAATAGTAAGCCAGCACCACTTAGAGTGGTTTATTAATCCAGCAGATGAGGACTTGTATGAGTAAAGAATTGCAAGATAAATTAGATAAGGCTTCAAAATTATTGGAGCCTATCTTGTGGGAAACATTGGCAGAAATTGAGGAACAAAATGATTGATCTAGAAAATGATGATACTATTCAGATTGTGGACTATGTAAAGGTTGACTTATTAACTTCAGGGCAATTAGAAATTGACGATTGCATTCTAATTGGTGATGAAGTTGTGTCTATTGTAGATATAGTTTCACTACCTGATGGATACACTTTAAAAGTTGTAAATGATTTTGGTGAAAGAGATATCATTGAAGTTGGTGAATACGACCAATTTGATTTAATGATGTTGCAATAAAGCGGGGCCCGAGGCGATGTCCGTTTTGTCCTATTTAAGCAATTACGTGCACTTGTATTTTTGTCCTGAAAACGTTATAATTAATTATGACCCAATTAAAGAGATCTTATGACAGAAAAGTGGCTAACCTTGTATCAAAAAACGGAAAGCAAGCAGCAATTGCAAACACGTTCGGTTTACCCGCTGGAAAGAATTATTCATGCCCTGGTGCCACTATGGTTTGTGAGAATGTTTGTTATGCAGGAAAACTCGAAAAACTCTTCAAAGGAGTAAAGACTAATCTCCTGCACAATTGGGAGTTGTTAAAAGACGCAGATCAAGAAACTATGGAAAAGTTATTGGGTGCAATGATTGATGATTTTAGAACAGATTGTGAGAAGAAAGACGCAGTTATGCTATTTCGTATTCACTGGGATGGTGATTTTTTTAATGATACTTATACCAACGCATGGCGCAATGTAATTAGAAATAATTTTGATATAAAATTTTGGGTATACACTAGAGTACACTCTGCAGCGCTAATGCTCAAAGGTATACCTAATCTATCTTTATACTATTCAACAGATAGCGAAAATAAAGAGATAGGTGTTAGTCTTAAAAAAGATCATGGTGTTAGACTTGCATACCTTGCTAAAAATTTTGCAATAGGCCAAGCAGATATGAAAGAATTATTTAATCGTCCTGGCGCTAAGTGTCCTGAGAACTTAAAGTCAATTCCCCTTATCTCAAATGCTGGAAGCGCTTGCGTATCTTGCGGATTGTGTGTATACTCTAAGAGTGATATCGTATTCTCATCATCTAAAAAATAGGAGAAAAAAGTGGATTGGAAATTCTACCTATTTTGCTGGATAATCTTATTTCTTATTTATCAGTAAAATGTCCGTTATGTCCGTTTCGATATGGTGGTGTGAGATACATCACAGATACCATATCTCAAAATATGAGATTATTAGAAAAATAACTTGTATTTTTAGCCAAAAAATGTTAGACTTAAACAGTAAGTAAAACCAACAAGAAAGAAGGAAAACCAAATGGCAGTATCAACAGCAACCTACAAAGTAGGCGACACTTATACTTCTCAGAAGTCTAAGATTACAGGCACAATTCAAGAAATCAAGCCAAACACAGACGGAACTTCCGTTCGTGTAAAACTTGATGTTAATGGTCAAACACGCTGGACAACTTGGACAGCAAAGTAATTCCTAATACAGGAAAAGACCTGAGCATGTCTGCTAAAACTGCTCAACTTGAAATTATCATAGCAAAATGCTAGGATAGAAACCCCTAACAAAGAAAAGGAAAACGACCCAAATGGCAACAAGAGGAAAAGCAATAAATGTAAAAATTGCTACATCTAAGGTTATTACAGCCTTAGAAAATAGATTAGCAGAACTAGAGGCTAACTACAAAAAGCAAGATGAAAACGAAGCAAATTATCAAAAAGCACTAGAGGCTTGGAAAAAAGATTTATTTGCTTATGCTATCGCTAACATCTCTAAGGCAGAAAATGTTAGAACCAACTATCGCAACTGGACAAAATCTCTAAATATAGATTTTGACTTAACAGCATCAGAAAATGAGTTCCCTGCTGAACCAACTAGGGACTTTCAACAACTTCATCAACACTCTTACAATGAGCAAAAAGAGGAAATGGAAAACGCTATTCGTATCCTTAAAATGACGGACGAGGAAACAGTTAGCACATCTACATACAACGCTATCGCAAGATACTTGTAATTAGATGGGGGAAGGGTATTTGACTTCCCCCCTAAAAAATGTTAGACTTAATACAAGACCCAAAACCCCACGAAAGGAAAACAAATGACACTAGGCGGATACACATACCAACTAGGTGATTTATTCACCACAAGCAAAACTGGTATTACTGGTAGAATTGTAAAGTTCTCACCAATTAACTCTAAACTTACTAGAGTATCCTTACAGTTAGCAAATGGCTCTCGTCGTCTTGCTATGGTAAGCACAACTAAATAAATAATCTTGGGGTGGGTTTGTAACGTGTAATCACTTAAGTCCCCACCCCAACTATAATTTATCTCTGATAAGCACTTGGCTTAATTGCTAAGTTATTCCTGAGATAAGACTCCTGAGCATGAGTTCTAAACTGCTCATCTTTTAATTGCCCCGCAAAAAACCCGAGGGGCGTGATCTAAATCACATCTCATTATGTGAGATAGTTTAAGATCCCACTTGAAAATGTCAGGGTATTAATGTAAGATTATATTAACAAGAAAGGTAAAAAATGATAGCCACCGCACTAAAAATACAGGACGCAACTAAAGAAGCAGTAATGAATAGTTTAACACTGCACCTTGCAAAAAATTTATACCATAATAAAGAGATTATGGATGTTGAACAATTTGCAGAGCAAATGTTTGACTATTCTGCACACCTAGCCTCACTTACCGCCACCTTGGTAATGGAAGCCTGCTTGACAAAATCTCAGTTGGATGAGATGATAAGTACTGTTAAAGAAATGGAAAAAATGGGAAAGGACTTAGACAGTGAGTGATGTAATGACACAGGAGCAGTTATCTGTTCCATATAACCCTAATTTACTTGTAACATATAAGTATATTCCAGAAACCTACGCAGCACCAGAAAGTCCTACATTCATGACTGATAAGGTTACTCAAATTGAATGGGACTTACACAATGGTCGTGAGGCTGAAAAGCGATTAGCAGAAAAGCGCTTAGATGTAAGTTGGTTAGAAGATCAAGTTGCAGAATGGTATGACCCTAACTATACTAAAGAAGAAGTGCTGCAGGCAATCATAGAACACTTTGGTTTTAATCCAACTAAAGAGATTGAAGTTCAAGGCACTGTCTCATTCAGCGGAACAATTAATATTCCATTGTCAGAGGTTGAAGACTTTGATCTTAGCAATGTAACAATTGATGTTGATCTAAGTTCATATGAGTATGATGCAGATCTTGTTGTGGACGAAGTATCTTTAGAGGACCACTACTAAATTTGATAGGGGGCTATCAAAAGATCCTGGGCATGATTTAAAAAGGCCCCGCCTCTATTTAAAAACCTCGGGGGCCTGAAATGTCCGATTTATTCTAATTAAGAAGATTAAACCATTTTCCCCAATCCTAGTTGACATTGTCAGCCATGACTGCTAAACTTAATTAAAACAACTGAAAGGAAAAAAAATGGCACATGAGTTAGAAACTCAAAATGGCGTAGCAAGTTTTGCGTCATTCCGTGAGCCTGCGTGGCATGGTCTTGGAACTGTGTTCACTGAGGAAAAAACAACTAGCGAAATGTTAGTTGCTGCTAATCTTAATAATTGGAATGTTCGTCTTGAGGATATGCCAATTCCATCTCACTTATCTAGTGATAAAGAGTATCAATATGTAGTGCGTACAAATCCTACTGATAAAACCCAGACTGATATTTTGGGTGTTGTTGGTGAGCGTTATCATGTATTGCAAAATGAAGATTTATTTTCATTTGGTGATAACATTCTTGATGGTGGTGGTCGTTGGGAAACTGCTGGCTCTCTAAAGGGTGGTCGTCAAGTATTTGGCTCTCTTGCATTAGAGCGTGAAACTGTGTTAGACCCTAATGGTGTTGCAGATAAGGTAAAAACTTATTTACTTATTAACACATCACATGATGGCTCAATCGCTATTCAGGCAAGCATAACACCTGTTCGTGTTGTGTGCGCTAACACTCTTAATGTTGCGTTAAATCGTACTAAGAAAAAAGATGGCGTCAAGCAATCTTTCAAAATCCGTCATACTCAAACTGCTAACGGCAAAGTCCAAATTGCTCGTCAGACTTTAGGTCTTGCTAATGCTTATATGGATGAATTTGATAAGATGGCACATGCTATGATACAAAAAGAAATATCAGCGAAAGATTTCAATGATATTATTCTTGCTGCTTACCCTAAGCCAGATAAAGATACTAAGGGTGCTGTAAAGAAATGGGAAAACAAGGTAGATATTATCAATGACATCTACACTGGTGAATATAACGGAATGATTTCTGGTAATGCGTGGGGTGCGTTCAATGCGCTAACTGAGCGTTTAGACTGGTATCGTTCTGCTCGTGGTGGCAATAATGAAAGTATTCTTGCTTCTGCTTCTGGATTTGACCCTGCTATCAATGCAGAAAAAAATCGCTTACTAAAAGTTGTTCAAAATACTTTGCAACTAATCTAGTAAATAAAATCCTGAGCATGATTTAAAACTGCTCCGCTGGTCCCATAGATCAATTGGTTAGATCGTTACCCTGTCACGGTAAAGGCTACGGGTTCAAGTCCCGTTGGGATCGCAAGCGGATCGGGGTTACAAAAATGTTATCATTTTGTTTTATTAAGAGGGGATTTGCATTTTCCCCATTCTTGATGTAAAATTAATATTATGACCACAACCTACAAACCTTACACCATAGACGAACTAGTAACTACAATATACGAAGATAACTTCTCACATCTAGATTTTATGGATAACATGGGTGGAGAAGATTGCGATTGCCGTATCCATATGACTCTTAATACTATTTTAGAATATTGGGGTGAATAATGCTAGGCTACACCTATAGCGATATACAAGCCTTTGGTAATAGTTTGACTTGGGCTATTGATACCGCCAAAAACCAGGGGGATGAACAAAACTATAAACAATTACTAATAGTATGGGACTTCTTTGAAGGTTTACTAGCAGAAGGATACATAGATGAGAACACATTCTATGGATAGTATGTAATGTAGATCACCTTACGATACCTTGCAAAAATTCGCAGGGCATAGTAAAATTGTATTAAGAAATCAACAAAGGAGACCCATGCATACATTACATTACATATCAGTTGAAGCAGATAACAAGCAAGAAGCATTTGATAAGGTTGTGGTGGCCTTATCTCCAAACGAAGACGGATACCGCTTAGCAGACTGGTCAGATTGGCATGTCGTAGGTGGGGGAAGGTATAGCAGCAATGCAAATAAAGAAAACAACCTTATGGCAGGTTATAACGATGACCCTACTGATGTTATTGGCTATGCTGAAGATAAGGAAAAATTCCAAGAAACATTAATTAATGTAGGTAAGTGGAAATCACACGCCATGAACAGGGCAATCAAAGAGTTCAACTCTGATAAGTTTATTAGTGATATGGTTGACTATGCTTCAGAAGGTGGTAGGTCAGAGTATAACGGTAATACCATAATGAATGCTTATACTGTTAAAGAAACAGCAACAATGCTAATGGGTGGTTGGATACCTGATAGTGGGTTTTACGACCTTGAGGAAAATATCGCTGAAACTACCTATCTTAAAGAGCGCCTTGACAAACCTGAACAGGCTGCACTACAATATCTAGTACCTGTAGATTTCCACTTCTAAGGAGACCCATGAACGATTTTGTAGAACTTACAGAGGATGAATGGTTTGATACCTTCAAGCCAATCCCAAACCATATAGACGAGAATGCCTCATTCAATGACGGTGAACAAGGCTATATGTTTGAAACCTATGGTAAAGAGTTAGAGTTTGTCAAAGCACAAAAGCCTAATACTATATGGACATATGGTGACGGAGACGATGGCTCTTATATATGGAGCGGTTGGCATATAGTTAATAGGATTGGTTACTTTATAAGTACCGTGCCATTTGATGAAACAAAGGACTATCAGATACAGATTAGCAGCAATGATATATATGTTTGTCCTAACTGTAATGAAGAGTGGGAAGACGAAGTAGCAGCCTTGCATTATGACAAATTTGAGGATTTGGAAAAATGCGCTGGATGTGCTACAGTAGAGGAACTAAAGGAACTAGAAGAAATGGAGAACCAAGACCTTGGCAAGATGGGAAATTGAAGTAATCTTTGAACCAACAGGAGATTACATGAACTTTGAGTATGAGACTGACACTGAAGACGAAGATACTATCTATCGTGAGATAGAAAACCAATTATCAATCGTACCAATTCTAGTTGAGAAGAATGAGGAAGAGTAATGGGAGCACGTTGCACATTCATATTTAAACAGTCAGAGGATCTTGGTGTAGCGCTATATAGTCACTGGGGTGAATACAGCATGTATGAAGATCTTGCTAAGGCCCTGCAGCATGCTGCTCCACGTAAAGGAGACCATGAGTACTATACCCGCATGGCTATCAGTTATCTACTAAAGGATTCTATTTTGGATGAGACAGGGTTTGGTCTCTATGCATGTGACCCTAAAACACATATGCAGTATTGCGATCATCCAATATTAATTGACTTGACTAATAACACTATCAGTCATGACAGCATAGAGCACAAAGACATTGACAGTTTTATTAATTATAATTTGCCCAGCAGTGTCCTTTCCACTGTGGGGGCCTCATAAATAGCAAAGGTTGGGGTAACCTTTTGCTAATATAAAGAAGGAGCGTATGGGTCACCTCCTTCAAGGGGACGTAGGTCAAAGTCACAACTTGCGTCCCCACCAAATTTTTGGTATACTAGGATTGGAGCACAAGCAATTCTAATGCCTATGGTATGGTCTAATGCTTGTGCTTCATGCTTTTTATTGATATAATGATTGGGTGCTAATGAGACGAAGACATAGACTTACAGATGAAGAAAAGGTTGCTATAAAAATATCAAACCTTGTCTGTGATTTAAGGACAGACTTAGAGCAGGTTGGTGTTTATTTTTATCAATTAGCACCACTGGTAGCATATAATCGCTTACAGGTTATAGCGGAAAGTGCGAAGGCACAGAAAGAGAGTAGCAATGGAATCAATCAATACCCCTTATTCTGAAGTATGTTCTATTTTGGCAGAGTTGTGGTTATCATATAAAGAAGATGAGAACTTTGAAGATTTTATTGAATACAATGATATTGGTTTGCCATTAGCATTTGCTATAGCAGAAGGAATTGTTTCTAGTTCTCCTGTAGCAGAAGAATATATCAAAGAAACTTGGATCCTATTTTTAAAGGGTTTGAATATTGAGGATAAAGGTTTTAGATCCCTTGATGAGGTTTTGGGCCTATAACATTTTGAGCGGGGCCGATGCAAATAACTTATCAAACCATCATATTACGATATCATTATATTTTTCCCAGATTGTAGCATTACGATATCATATTAAAAATCCCAAACCTTTCAAACCTTATAATTAAATAGTGTTATACTTTCAATATGAGCCCAAGACATTTTTCTAGACAAGCATATCCAAAAATGGCAAGAGAAGAAGATGAAGGTTTAGCGCAAGTGTTTACTACCTTTACTTCTATTATAGGTTTGGGTAGGTATTTTTCTACTAATCCCGCCTCAAAAATGTCTAATAGTATTATAGAAGATACCGATCTGGCGGGGGATCATAAGGTAGACCACTCTTCTCTTTATAAATAAGCATATTAACAAACCTTTCTATCTGATATAATCTTTATATGTCAAACCTTATATGTCCAAAAAAAGTCAAATGCCATTTCTGTGATAGAGATGCTTTATATGTATCTGATTATGAAGGTTTGATAATAGATACTTGTATTAAGCATTTTAAGTATTTGTATTCTGGCTGATCCCGCCTGGTAATGTAAAATAGTTTAATAAAACATTACGAAACGGTATAAAAACCCCCAAATTCTTACCCCCATAATAAATACCAAACCTTTTAATCTTTTTTTATTATTTTTTAAATATTATTTAAATTTTTTATAAAGTTTTGTACATTTTTCCTGCAATTTTGTACAAATTTTATAGGGGTTTTTAGGGTAAAAAGGTTTGAAATCAAGCATTGATTCTTGACAAACCATGGTTTTGAAGGTATAATGCATGCCCCATATGAAGATAGGAAGGTTTGGGGATAGGAGGTTTGGCCGTCAGACATTACGATGCCCCCTTTAAAAGCGCCCAATTACCCACTATCCTCCACTTTACTCCACTTTAACCCTATCTATAAAAATATCAGTAAGATTTATTTGTGGATAAACCTGTGGATAACTTTACGATACAATAGATTTATGCCTATACACATTCCAATCTATATCAATGACAAACTGATCAAAACCTATCATATTGGACGAATAGCAGGAGACACCAATCCTGACTCCATTAACAAATATCTAATTGTCCAAGACGATGAACTATGGAATGTAGGTAGAGAGTTTGAACATAGATATGGAGATGGGGTTGAAGCCTGTGTCATCAAAGGTATTCAATCCTGTAAATAACTTTGATCTAAAACCTAACAAATTATATTTAATTTACTATTTGTTATATGCAAACACTTTGTAAAATAATCTCTATATTTAATATATTTATATATTTCATTTATTAAAGATAGTGTTATCCATAACCAATATATA